ATATAAAAAGGAGCAAGACTGATGGGTATAGTATTAAAAACACTAATTATAAATATTTTAAAAGAAGCAGAGATATCTGTAGCTTGTTTACAAGATGATAACTTTGAAAGCAACAAAGAGCTTGACAAGGACTTAGAACATATAAGCAAACAGATAACCTTAGCAATTAATAAACTACAGGAACACGCCTAATGATTGAGATATTACTCTGGTCAATCCTGATCTACTTGGTAGGTGGGACTATAATTGGTTTTGCCTGGGCATACTATAAAGGCTATATGGATTAGGCCTCTCTAGTTCTTACTTTTACTGCCCGACTCCGACTTATTAATTAAAACAGGTTCCGACTTATGCTCAATAGCTTTGCTCCCGAGCAATTGCTGTAGTCTTTTTTCTACTTCATCCCGACTCATCTGGTCTATCTTGCCATGCAAGACCTCCCGACGATCTACAATCAAACCCCCGACCTTCAAGAGTAAACCTTGAGCCTGGATGGCCGCAGAATAAGATCCCGACTCTAATGCTAAATCCCGAATAGTATATAAATCTTCTACAGCCTTATCATGGGTAAGCTCAAACTTCTTCTTAGCCTCCGACATCAATCTTTCATACTCAGCTCTTACATGCGAATACTTGTTACCCTCGTGCATGTATCTACCGATAACAACTGGATTTTTATACCCTGCCTTTTTTGCTGCTTCTGCCCATGTTAGTTGTGGATCGTTAACTGCATTCCATACAAGCAGTCGTTGACGCTTAGTTAAATGCCTTTCATCATGGTTCATATACTCAATTGGCATATCCTCAACACCTTCTTCAAGTGTCGCCTCAACCTTAATACTTTTTCTTATGTTGTGATTTTTCTTTAGCATCTAATAATCTAGCTCCTGGAAATTTCTTTAATAATTTTACTACATCTTCGCTTTCAAGCAAATCTACAACATCTTTGGGTAATTTGTTGCGTAAATCTTTTTGTAGTTTTGTCATACAATATTTAGTTTTGTCAGACTTTTGTCAGAAAATCCTGACAAAACTCTAAAGCCTGTAATCTAGGGCTATACAAGGTAATAATAATATATAAATAAGAGTATATATATAGTTTTGTCATATATTCTTATACACCCCCTTTCATATTACTCATACACTCGGAGACATTTCCGACCTTTTACCCACTTAGTCCCAAACCCTGACAAAACTGACAAAACGCCAAAACCAGTCCCAGTAAGGCTTTGCAGCCCATAGTTTTGTCAGTCAATATCCTCCTCTGTGACAAAACCCTGTTTTTTAATCCCAAAACAATTGTAAAGCACCTCATCTATAACCTCAGCACCGTCGTTTGGAGTTTCGCTATAACTTAAAAGTTCACACACCCCAAAAGTAAAAATAAGGCTTGCCGTTTCTTTGGGTGAGGCCCCTCTGGTAATAAAGTCTTCAAATAAATGATCCAGACGTTCCTTAGCTTCTAAGTGCGTCGGTTTAGGTCGTTTGGATGCAAGATCTATAATTTTTAAATGTGACATTTGCTAAGTATAGCAAAGATATAAGAGATATGCTTTGTCTTGCAAGGACTACGTTACTTAGTCTGACGCCCATAGTTTCAGATACATATCAGCACTTTTATTGTTTATACAAGCCAAGTGACTGCCTGTTCGCGATTAGTCTCTATGCTTATAGTATTGCGCTTGTGTATGTTCTTGCCATACTTGTTCAAGATGAGGGCCATGATCTAAAAGCCAGTTGTCTGACACCTCTCTAAGTTTCTTCATGCTGTCGCAAAACTGTTTAAAGTCCTCGCAACCATCATCTAATATTTCTTCAGCAGCCATATCTGCATCTATTAATAAATCTTTTAACTTACTCATTATGATGCCTTCTTTGATTTGTTAATCTTATACTCAGCATCATCTATAGCATCTTTTAAAATAGCCACAATGTCTTGCTCAAAACCTTCAGCTTTAAACAAAAGACTAATAGCTAAGTTATGCACCAACAAGTAAGAACCCAATATTGGGTCCATTGTTTTAGCATCTTTATCAACAACACAGTCTTTAGCGTAAGCCTCTAAAGTTCTAACTGCTAATCTAAAAGCCAGGTCGTTGTTATGATCTATATCTTTTTCTACATTCATATTCTTCTCCATAAAATAAATATACCTTTAGTATATCGAAATAAGTAGACATGTCAAACTATATAATGTAGTATCTAATATTAACTTTTGGAGAAGTGTATGAAAAATAAAAAAAATACAGAGATGGGAGCTATCGTTGATAGCGCTATGGATCTTATGATAAGCAAGACTATAGAGAACAATATGTTGACTGCAAAGGCTTTTATGCAGCCAAAACATACTGAAAGGTTTAAAGATGATTTGCTTGCTATGCGCAGAGTTCAGGCCTTTATAGAATATGTTTATGCTCATCAACCTAGTTTATTTGAACAAGCTTATAGATACGCATCTGAGTCAGTAAGCGACAATGAGTAACAAAATAAGGTTCTACGTTTTTAAGGCTGTAACACCAAAAGGTGTCTACAGTCTTAAGTTTTTACCCTATGATGCAACCAAGTTTGAATTAACGGGTCCAATACAAAAGATGCCACAGTTCCAAGATGAAATACTAAGGGCCATGCAAAAGAATACAGACGGCTATACACCTATGTATAATAAAGACAAATCAGTCCAGGAAAACCTCCAAGACCTACATGATTATCTTGGCTATTGGCCACAACCTTTAACACATAAGTATGTATATGAAGATATAAAAATTAAATACGAAGATGATGGGCCTGATTCTATTAACCATCGTTGGGATGATGAAATACCATTTTAAGGAGCAGTTATGAATATACCAGAATTAGAAGAATACAAATCAGAAACAAGAGGGGAAGCTCTTGTCTACGCTGATATCCCCAACGAGATATATCACTCTGAGGTGGGTATCAGCAGTAGCACTTTGCGTAAGTTTGGTCATTCGCAACTCCATGCAGTTAATGAAGTGCAAAAGACTACAGATGCTATGAACTTTGGGACTGCTGCCCACTATATGTTAGTAGAAGGCGAAGAAGTATATATGAATGAGGTAGCTGTATTGATGGGGTCGCCTTACACCAAAGCCTATAAAGAAAACAAAGCTGACATGCTAGAGCGTTATGATTGCGTGATTAAAGATGCAGAAGACAATCATATTAGAGGTATGAAAGCCAACATTATTGATGAAGCTGACATGTATTTACAAGCAGAGGGCAAACTGCCAGAAGCCAGTTTTTTTTGGTATGAAGATAAAGTCCTATGTAAATGTAGGCCAGACCTTATATGTCCGCCATTTAAAGGCTTATCAACACCTGGAGAAATCTATGTCGTTGACTACAAGACTACCAAGTCATGCGATCCTAAGCAGTTTGCAGACTCTGTAAAGCATTGGGGTTATGACATGCAAGCAGCTTGGTATCGTCGAGGTATGCAGAAAGCTGGCTATCTTGTCAAAGAATTTGTTTTTATTGCGCAAGAAAAGTTCCCACCTTATGCCAGTAAGATATTTGTTATTACAGATGAGCAGATGGATAAAGCTTGGGAAAAAATGCAAGTATTCTTAGATGCTTATAATAAGTATTTAGATGATGGGCAGACTAGTATCTATAACTCAGGTAGCATTGTCACCTTAGACCTGGAAGATTAATGTTAGAGCGTATAAGCAAGTTAATAGATAGATTATTAGAATGGTCCTTTCAAAGGGCAGCAAACAAGATGTCAAGGAGAAACAAATGAAACTACAATTTAATAAAGAAAAACAAAACACCCAAGGTGTGCAATTTAGAATAGATCCAATTACAAACCAAAACCTCACTGCATTAAGAAATTATTATTCTGAGCAAGCGGGCAGAAGAGTTACAACAGGTGAAATTTGTAAGCAGTTAATTAACTTACATGCAAAGGAGCTAAACAATGAATGATCCAGTAAACCCAAATCATTATAAAGATGGCGCTGTAGAGTGCATTAGTGCAATAGAGTCCAGTATGACACCTGAAGCTTTTGCTGGTTATTGTAAAGGCAATATACTTAAATACATCTGGCGCTATGAAAAGAAGGATAAGTTAATTGGCCTTAAAAAAGCTCAATGGTATCTTAATATGTTAATTGAAGTAGAGGAAAAAAGTAACCTAGTGACGCTTGAAGAGATTGAAGCGCAAGAAAAAATTGATGCTATGACTGATCTTGAAGA